AAAATAGATATGAATTACAAAGTAAAGAGCAATTATGCCAATCTTATGAACATATACCAGCAACGATTTTAAAGAATGAAGGGACTAAAAATGAATTTCTACAAGAAATACCTTTTTTCTCTCTTTGGATAAAAGATGTTAATATTCGTAAATATGATAATTTGGTATTTACGCCTCCTCCTTTAGTTCATAATGATGATGAATTTAATACTTGGCTAGGATTTGATAATGATTTAATCATACCTATAGAAGATGATAAATATATTAATCATTTCAGGGATTATATTTATAATCTTGTAGGAAAGAAAGATAATTATTGTAATTATTTATTATCGTGGATAGCTAATATCATTCAATATCCAGCATTTAGAAGTCAAGTTTGCATTATTTTATATTCAATGATGGAAGGTGTGGGTAAATCTATTTTATGTGAATTAATAGAAAAATTAGTAGATAGTAAATATACCTTTTATATTACTGATGTATCTAATCAATTATTTGGCAAACATTCTATGGCAGAATATGAAAAACTATTTATAGTATTAAATGAAATCAAAGGTAAAGATACATATGCAAATAGTGAAATGTTCAAACAACGAATTACAGATGCTAAAAGAGATTTTGAACCTAAAGGATTAAAGGCATTTAATGGTATTAATTATGCAAATTATATTTGTAGCACTAATAATATTAATTCAGTAAATGTAGCTGATAATGATCGCCGATTTTGTGTAATTAGTTGTAATAATAAAAAACATAATGATAAACAATATTTTCTTGATTTTGTTGAAAATATCGTTAATAATGAAGAAGCTATAATATCTATTTATCATTATTTAAAAACATTTCCAATTGAAGATTATGTCCCTCAAAGATTATTTCAAAAATATAGACCAACAACAGATGATTTATATCAAGATTTACAAGAATATAATCGTGATATTACCTGGGATTTCTTTTATTATTTTATTAATAAATATAGTAATGATATTGATTTAATTGATAAACCTATTAAAATTAGTTATAAAACTGTTTGGAATGAATTTGAAGCATATTTAGAACAAAATGGAGAAAATAAAAAGATTGAAACTATGACTTCTAAAAAGTTTCATTTTGCGTTTAAACAAAAAGTATGTCAAATAATTATGAATACTGAAAAATATCAAGATGCTATAAAATATAGCACAAAACAAAAAAGAATATGTAAAGGTAATGATGAATGCTATAAATTTGATATAAAATTATTAAAAGAATATCAATCATAATAATAACTTTTTTTTTTCTCTTTGTTTTTTAACAGAAATCTTAGCAAGTTCAATAGATTGTTTTCTGAATTGTTCATCATTATGATAACGATTATAATTTCTTTCTTTAATTTGATTATTAATTTTTTCTTTATTTTTTTCACGATAAAGTCTGTTATATTCTTTTCTATCAAATTTTGGTTTATCGTTAAGATCCATTTAATATGTATATATAATTCATTCTTAAATATTTTATAAAAAACTGTGTATATATTAAAAGCGAAAATATTATCCTCTTTAAATATTGATCCCATTTTATAAATTTTATAATTATGTTGCAACAACACAAAATATTATTTTATACAATTTAGACTTTATTGTCAAAAATAGGAGTTGCCCAATCCGTTGCACAGTAGCCTATTAATGACTATTATATATTATATATACTTATTATACTGATTACCGTTATTCTATCTATATATTTAAGTTATATATATATAATAATAATAAGTATTGTCATTGCTTCTATCAAATATTATAATATTAAAAATAGGAGAGCTAGTTTTAAAAAGTTGAAATTTCCAGTTCCCAGACTTGCCCCATTTTCTTATAAAATAATCAAAATTTGCTTGTAAGACAAAAGGAGAAAAAGAAAGATAAAAGGGAACTTATAAACACCCCCTACCATAACAATTATGAATATCTTATACTAACTACTTGAAGACCGTTATAAGTCTTATCAGTATCAATATTAATATCACTTGAAGCATCGATATTATAACTATTTTTCTTAATGATAGACAAAGACGCAATAATTAGTAATTGTCTATAAGTAATATCATTAAATTTAATAGGTGTATAATTAGAAGTAAATAAAATATTGTCATAAGTCTCAATATAGCAACTACCCTTATAAACAATATCATCAATTTTAACGCCATCAATATCAAATAAAGTCATACAATAATTATTAGGAGTAGTATAAATAGATTGATTATTATCTCCATCATCCTCATCCTCATCAACAATAATATCTTCTTTAATGTTAATAGTAGGAATAGTGAATTCAGGTTCAGGTTCAGGTTTAGGTTCAGGTTTAGGTTCAACAGTCTCTAAATATTTGATAAAACTTTTAATATTAACGATAATAAAATAGGCATTTGAAATAATGTATTTATAAGAATAAATATAACAGATAAAGCCGATTAACTCAGTAAAAAAAGATGGAGTATTAAAACTATCATTATTAAAACTATCATTAGAACTAACATTAATATAAGTATAAGAAGGCATAATCAGATATCCAATATTTCCATTAGGTGTGGTATATTCAACAGGGATATAGCTAACAATCATATTAGGAGTATAAATAGTAGCATTAGTAGTAGTAGCATTAGTAAAGGTCATAAGGCTAATAAGGATAAGGGTCATAAGGTAGGCAGGGTTCATTGTGTGTTCGTTAATATATAATAACGACTTATCTTTATATACATTTTAACGGCATAAAATGATATAAGGACAATATGCGTTAATATATTTAAGTGATGTTTGATTTAAAATATTATGATACAAGAAGAAAACTACATAACTTTTTTCAAGAAGATAAAAATAAGCAAATGACCAGAGAAAGCACCCATAACCTCTTTAAAGATTGTAAGGTATATAAAAGCCCAAAAAATAGTATTAAAGAAAAGTTAAAAATGATGCCTGAAAGTAGATTAAAAAATATAGTTCTTGAATTATATGAAAGAGAAGGAGAGAAAGCTCTTGTTAAATCAGGACTATTCAAATGTTAAGTTTTTATTTATTTTTTTTTAATATTATCTTGCAATAATATTATTGGTGTAGGAGGAGGGATTAAATACAAAAAATATAAGTTCTTTAATTTTATTCATAATATCATCATTAATTTTGCAACAGGTGAAACAGTCGATATAGACATCATTTTTACCTTCGCAAATATGAATAGTAATAGAACTCATAGATATTATCTGTGTTATACTATAACCAACAAGCCCATTTTTAATATTAAAATCATTAGCCTCAAAATATTCAAATTGAGTTTCTCCAATTTTCTTCATATTCATAATATCAATGACTAGATTATTAATAAAATATTGTAAAACAATTTTATCACTTAAATTGCTTATATTTAAACAATTCTTTAAATCAAATATAATTAAGGAACCAAAACTCATATTTATTATAATAAATAAAAAAAAATGAAATTAAGCTTTATTGCAACATTTTATTTTATCATCACAAATTTCAATAATATCAACACTTAAAGATGTTGGCAATGTTATCTTTCCTTCATATTGTTTTTTTATTCTTTTCTTAATTTTATTAGGATAAGAATATTTGATTGTCTCAGTTATAGCTTGATAATCCTCAACAACATTATTAATATATTCATTAGTTATACTCTCAATATCATTCGTTAGTTTAGTGTCAATTTCATTTGTAAGTTTTGTGAATTTATCTTGTATCTCTTTAAATANAGATATGCATTCGTGAATATGAAAGTTTGATATTAACGATAATATAAGACCTGTTGANGAATTAAGAATNATATTCAATATTTTCAGTAAGTCTTGTTCAGTAATGATGCTATTAATACAAACCATAGCAGTATTGGAAATAATCAAAGGTATATTCACAGCATTTTTAATCCAATTATAATAATTATAGGATTGTTCGGCTAAAAGAGAATTAATATATGACTTCTCTTTATAAGTTTTAAGGAGTTCAAGTTGTTTTTCAGTAATCATCACTTATTAAATAATAATAAAATAAAATCTAATATAAATATAAATAAGTTAAATGAATTTTGATGAAATCTTCAGTTGCAAACAAATAACTCAATCATCGCTAAACCTTTATAAGACAAAATTAAGAATTTTAAATGATAATAAATCTATAAAAAATATTAATTATTTATATGATATAGAAAAAATACAAGATAAAATCAAACATTTAAAAGAAACAACCCAACGAAGTTATTTAATATCAATAGTTAGTGTCCTTGCTTGTCTTACTAAAGAAGATAAAAAACCTCCTAAAAAACTAAAGAAATTATATCAAGATTATTCTAAAATTTTAGATGGTTATAATAGTTCATTGCAAGACCAAACAAATGAGAATGTGGATGTTATAACTAAAGATGAAATAGCTAAAGTTCAAGAAAGAATTAAAGATAATAGAGATGCAAATAAACAAGCTTATCAAGATTATGTGATATTATCTCTTTATACTCTCATTCCTCCTAGACGCAATAAAGACTATCAATTAATGAAGTTAATAAAAAAGTTTAATGAAGACTTATCAAAAGATTATAATTATTATGATGGGTCTAAATTTTATTTTAATAATTATAAAACAAGAGGAACTTATAACTTACAGGAAATAGANGTCCCATCGGATTTAAAAGAAATATTGGATTTTCATATAAAAGCAAATAATATTAAAAATGATGGATATCTCCTTTTTGACTATAAAAAACAAACAGAGATAAAAGGGACTAATGGAATGACCCTAATTTTAAATAAAATATTTAAAAAAAAAATAGGAGCATCTGCATTACGCCGTGCATATTTAACTAATAAATATGGACATTTGCAAAATGAACTAAAAGAAGATACGGAGGCTATGGCTACGAGCAAAGATATGGCAACTAATATCTATATAAAAAAAATAAAAAAATCAATATAATAGGAATGAGACTAACACAAAGCACTATGAACATTCAAAAGAAATTAGAAGAAAGCACTAATAATATTCAAAAGGAATTAGAAGAAAGCAATAAGAATATTCAAAAGAAATTAGAAGAAAATGACAAACTTAATCAAGAAAGATTTGATNAATTANATACAAGAATAATAAATCTTAATAATAATAAGAATGTTAATGAAAATATCAGACCTTGAAAAAAGATTAATAAAAATAAAAAAAGANCCTAAAAGACATACTTATCCTCCTATNACTTTAAAAATGCCAGAAAATGAATGGGTAGATATTGAAAGAACNTTTGATGAATGGNTAATATTAAGCCCATAGAAGATTACGGCTAAGGTTATTAGCAGAGTATTTATCATTTCTCCAGTTTCCTTTAATATTCTTAGTTCTATTTAAATAATCATATTTTCTTTTTAGGTCATTATGATATGTAAAGTCTTGATATCTAATATCCCCAAAATCAACAGCTTTTCCAGCAGGATTAAATAGCCTATATTTCTTATTTTTTGCAGGTGATAAATAAATTTTAACATCATTATTATCAAAATATTTCTTAGCTAATTCAAGCACTTTTTGAGGNACACTTACCGTTAATAACATTTTTAATTTATCATTCATTTATTTATATTACTATAATAACAATTTTTTTTTTATCTTAATATAATAAATGGATATTTGCAATTGTCTATTAGGTAAAAAAATCGGAGGAACAATAAAATCTACAAATAATGTTTTAGATATTATCAGTAAAAATAAAAATGAATGGAAACACGCTTTTAAAAATTATCATAAAATGTCAAAACAACAAATATTTGATTATCTTGATACTAATTTAAAAGGTGGAGCAAAAGAACGAAATATACAAAGTCAAAAATCAATAAGTGAATATACTATAATTAATATTATAGAATTTTTAAAAACTGATAAAGGCTTATATTATCAGGGTAAGAAAAAAGATGCATTTGGTAATATGGTAAATAAACAGTTATTTGAGTATGATCCATTTGGTGAGACTGCATTTGAACGGAATTATGATAAATATCGTGATTATCAACAAAGAATTATTAAAAATTGGTCTGTATCAGCACAAGAATTATTAATTTTATATTTTGGAGTTGGAACAGGTAAAACTATAATTGCAACTACTTGTGCAGAAGAATTTACAAGACTTAATCCACAATCATTTGTATATTTTATATTACCAGCATCATTAGTTTTAAATACAATAGGATTGATGTTTAATTATGGTATAGATCCAACAATAAAAAGGAATGGTGAATATATCTATAATTTTGCGTCATATCAACAGATGGTAAGAACTAAATATGATTTTAAAGATAATTCATTAATGATAATAGATGAAATACATAATTTAAGAAATTTGATATCAAAAACAGATAAAGTGCGTAAAGGACTAAAATGGACAAGCACAGGCAATGTAAAATTAGAAGGAAATGTATTAAGTGAAAATTTACTAAAAACAAGTGGTAATGTTATAAAAAAATTATTTATGACAGGGACATTATTTGTTAATAGTCCATATGATTTAGAAACTGTAATATCATTAGGTTATAATAAAACACCATTAGTTGAATATGATATGGAACAAATGAATAATATTATGTATAAAGATGAAGAAGCTTTTAAGAATTATTATCAAGGTCTAATATCATTTTATAGAATTGGTGGAGAAAATTTAAAACTAATGCCAAGAGTAGAATATCATTTTACACCTATAATAACATATGATGATCCAGCATTATTACCAGATCCTGAAGAAGATCCATTTTTAATTAATACAAGAACTTTTGGAAGCACAGAGAAAGTAAATTGGGTTATTAATTTTCTCAAAGAACATAAAGATGAAAAAACACTTATATATGTGCAATTTCTTGATAAACAAATAAGTATATTAACAGATTTATTAACTAAAAATAAGATAACATATAATTTAATTAGTGGTGAATTATCAAAAGGAGAAAAACAAAAAGTTATAGATAAATATAATACAGATAAAATTAAATTAATCATATTTTCATTAGCAATAAAAGAAGGTATATCATTTAAAGAAACAAATAATTTTATAGTATTTACGCCCTATTGGAATTATGCAATAACTGAACAAGTAATAGCACGAGCTATTCGTTTAGATAGTCATAAAAATGGAAATAAATCAAAAGTTAATGTATATTTACCTATAATGAATTCATTGTTAAAATCACAAACCGCTGAAGATGCTATTAAACTAACTAAACCATTTATAGATAAAGCTAATGAAGTTATGAATAAAATAGGTATAAATAATTTTGAAACTACAGGAAGTAGCAATATTAAAGATTATTTTAATGCAACTAATATTAATCAAAAGCGTCAAAGAGATATAGATATGTATCTAAGAATGTTTAGTAAATTAAATGATATTAATACTTTTGAAAAAAGACTATTAAAATTACCATCATTTGATGATGTTAATAATATTGAAAATAATGAATTTATTAAAGGCTTTAATCAAACAATATTAAATATAGAAGCAGAAGGCAAGTTTTTGTCAAAAGAAAAAAAAATAAAATTAAAACAAAAATTATATCAAGAATTTTATAAGAAATATATAATTGAAAATAATAAAAATTTAGATAGATTATCAACATTAATTGAAATTAAAGAAAGTAATATTTTTGAAGAAGATGTTAAAGATATGAGAACTGAAATAAGAAAAGCATTAAAAGAAAAAAAACCATTAGATTATATTTTAAGTCTATTTGATTTTGATAAAGAAACTATACAAAAATTTAATGCTTTTTTTACTCCAAGTAATTATGCTAAAAAATTAATAGAACTATCAGGAATTGAAGATGATGAAAGAGAAAATATTAAAATACTTGAACCAACTGCAGGAATTGGTAATTTAATTGGACAATTATTAACACTTGCAAATAGTGCTAATTATATGATAGACTGTATTGAAATAAATAAAGTATTTCATCAAATAGGAGAAGTTATATATGAGAATATTGATAATGTTATTTGGACTAATGCAGACTTTTTAAATTATTCATCACGATATAATTATGATTATATTTTTATGAATCCACCATTTAATATTAAAACTAAAGATGGTAATAAACACGATATAGATTTTGTTGTAAAAGCTTATAATATGCTTAATGATAATGGAGTATTAGTAGGTATAATATCATCTAAATTTACTTATGATAAATCAACTAAATTTAAAAGATTTAAAAAATTATTGGAAGACTTAAAAGCAAATAATAAAGGAGATTTTATAGAATTAAATACAGGATTTCGAGCAGAAGAACGAGTTGCAAAAGAAATGAAAACTAATGTATCTATGTATTACATTAGATTAGATAAGATCCCTGATTTTATTATTGATTTAAATGTTGAAAAAGATATAGAAATTAAAGAAAAAAAACAAATTCAATATGAATATATAGAAGAAACAAATAAAATAGAAGAAGTTTTGGTTCCAATTCCAGAACCAGAACCAGAACCAGAACCAGAACCAAAAAAAATAAAGACTTCTAAAAATGAAGAATGCCCACCAGGTAAAATCAAAAATCCAAAAACAGGACGCTGTGTAAAAGCTGATGGAGCTATTGGACAAAAAATAGCTAAAGGTGAAGAATTACCATCTAAATTAGTTAAAGATTGTCCATCAGGTAAGATCAGAAATCCAAAAACAGGACGCTGTGTAAAAGCTGATGGAGCTATTGGGAAAAAAATAGTTAAAAATGAAGAATTACAACCTCCACCACCTCCACCACCTCCACCACCTCCACCACCTAAAGAACCTAAAGAACAAAAACCTAAATCAATAGAAGAGATAAAATCAATAGTAGAGAAAAAACAACCTAAAACAAAGATTAAAACAATAAAAGAAGGAGTTGTAAATGTTAAAGAGAAAAAAGATGTTAAAGAAGATTTATTAACTCTTATTAGATATGGTAATAAATTAGTAGAAGATTATAAAAATGGTATAGAAGAATTAGTAGAAGTATATATTTATAATTTTAATAAAATAAATAAATTATATTTATATTATAATAAAATACAAGCTAAAGAAAATATAGGTAAAGATACTAAATCTTATGACAATACTATAACTACTGATAAAAATAAAATTGTTGATAAATTAAAAAATATTATTTTAAAATTAAGACCACCTCCACCACCTCCACCACCTTCACCTCCTAAAGTTTATAAAAAATATAATATAGATCCTAAAGAAAAAGCAAAATATCGCAAACAAGTTGAAGAAGCTATAATAGAACTTAAACAATTATCAAAAGATAATAAAGATAAAAATAAACTTAATAAAAAGAAAGATGATTTAGAAGAATTAATAAATAAATTTGACCAAATTAAATATAATGATAGTCAATTAAAATATAAAGATTATGATGATGGATTATTATTAAGAGGTAATTTAATTATGTCTGGAGTTTCTAAAAAATAAATTAGTATGTAATATTAGAATGGATATTGAAAATAAATTAAAAAAGATAATTCCAACAACTTTAATACCACACGAATTTATATCAAGTATTTATGATGAAATAAATGGTATTGAAAAAATGAAAAGTGAAAATAGGAAAGAAAAAAAAATAAAGAAAAGTATTAAAGAAATATTTGATGAATTAAATGAAGCATCATCTATTGCAGATGAAGTATTAAATGATACTAAGAATGAAAATAAAAAAAAGAAGATATTATTATTTATAGAATATAATAATAAAAGAATTAATATTTTTAATCAATATTTAAATACAGGTCAATATGATACAAATATGAATATAAATATTAACGAATTTGAAAAGAAAAAGAAAACAAAAGAACCTAAAATATGTCCTGAAGGTAAAATTCTTAATCCTAAAACAGGAAGATGTATCAAGATTAAACCAGAGAAAAAAACAACACCTAAACCAAAAGAAGCTAAACCAAAAGAATGTCCTGAAGGTAAAATTCTTAATCCTAAAACTAATAGATGTATTAAAAAAAAACAAGAGAAAGATCCAAATGAACCTCCAAAGAAACGAGGAAGACCTAAAAAAAAATTGATTATAGATATTAACGAACCTAAAGAAGAGAAGAGAACAAAATTAGAACGAGAATTAATAAAATTATTACCTAAAATATCACCATCATATTTTTATGATATTGATAAAGTTATTAAAGAAATTGATGAAAGTAATTATTCTATTAACTTAAAAATGGATAGAATTAAAGAAATTATAAATGATTTAAATGATATATCATTTGATGTTATAGAACGCAAAAATGAAGCAACTGAAAAAAAGAAAAATGATTATATGAAGTTTATAAAATATCATAATAATAGAAGAGATAAAGTTGATGAATATCTAAAACAATTATTAATAGAATATAAAAGAATATGGAAATTAAAGAATTAAGGAATAAGCATTGCTACAATAATATCACTTTTAACTTTATATTTTTTTTTCAATTGATCTATAAAAGAATTGAATTTTTCTAAGTCCATTTTATAATTTTTCATCATCATTATGCGTAAGATAGACCATCTACCACAGGTATTAACTTTTTTATTAGAAGATTGAAAATGCTTTTTATTATATATAACTTCATATCCTTTTGATGTAGCATTATTTAATAATTGTTTTAAATTTCCTTTATCATTTTCTAATATCTTATTCATATTACTATTAATATATGATAAGTCAGTTTCTGGTTTCATTCCATATGAATTAAAATATTCAATAACTATTTTATTATCTTTATTTTTATATTTAAGAATAACAACCCAATGTCCTGTGTTTTGCTGACTTTCTATTAATATTATTTTATAATCATATATCTTTGGTAAAAACTTATTAATACTTTTATAATTATCTAAATCACTATATTTAATAATATTATTATAACCTTCAACACCTAAATATTTTTTAATCTCTTCATCACTAATCATATTAATAATTTTAGATTGTATTTCATCCATTCTATATTATAAAATTATTATTTAAATAGTTCATTTAAAGNTATATTAACGCNTTTTAATAATAATAAATTATGATTTCTATTATTAAAAATCTAAAAATGAATATTATAAATGTAATTATTCTAGATTTTTAATTATTCTTTTATAAATTTTAAAATTTATAAAGATTATTTAAGATTTCTTATTAAAAAAATCTAAAATTAATGTTTATAAATCTAAATAATAATAGTTTTATTTATAAATCTAAATAATAGTTTTATTTATCTTTTTAAAAAAAATATATTATATAATTAGATTATAATGGATAAAATATTAAATCCTACGACTGGGCGTTATGTAAAAAAAAATAGCCCCCTTGGAAAAAAAATAGCAAATGGTTATATACCACCAGAAAAACAATGTAAGTCTGACTATGTCAAAAACCCTAAAACAAAACGCTGTGTTAAAAAAACAGGAAAATTAGGACAACAAATAATGGCTACATCTAATCCAAATGAAGATATATTAGCAACTAAAATTCAAGCAGCAATTCGAGGAAAAATTGGAAGAAGAAAAGCTAAAGAAACTAATGCAACAAAAACTCTTCAATCGGTAATTCGAAGAACACTTACAACAAATGATAACTTTGTTGTTGCTCCTGAATATACACCAGAACAAAAAATTCAAGCAGTAATTCGAAGAACACTTGCAACAAATGATAACTTTGTTGTTGCTCCTGAATATACACCAGAACAAAAAATTCAAGCAGCAATTCGAGGAAAAATTGGAAGAAGAAAAGCTAAAGAAGCTAAAGAAACTAATGCAACAAAAACTCTTCAATCAGCAATTCGAAGAACACTTGCAACAAATGATAACTTTGTTGTTCCTCCTCAATATACAGAACAAGAAAATGCTAGTATAAATACTATTCAACAAGCAATTAGAGGAAAACTTGCAAGAAATAGAGTTGATGAAGCTAGATTTGCAGTTCCTCCTCAATATACAGAACAAGAAATAAAAAAAAAAAATAAACTAATTAAAACAGTTAAATTATCATTAACACCAAGTCAAGCAAATATTCGTCAATTAATTAAAAATAAATCTATGCAAAATAAAATTGAAAAAAAAATTAAACAAAATAAAATTGAGAAAAAAGATAGACAAAATGAGATGATGAATAAAATAAAAAATACTTCAAATCCATTTTATAAAGAAACTGGAGTTCCTAAATCATCAGTAAATTTTTTAACAGATCCTATAATTGTTGCTAATGCTTTTTTAAAAAAAAAAAATACTTCAAATCCATTTTATAAAGAAACTGCAGCTCCTACATCATCAGTGAATTTTTTACCTATGATTGCTGCTAATGCTTTTTTAAAAAAAAATAAACAAAGAATTTAAACTTTATCTTTAATATTAATTCTTATAGTTAATAACCAGTCGTTTATATCAGTCAGCAATTCATTATATTCATTATAAAATTGAAAGTTCAAATAATTAATATCAGTATTACTTATTTTTTTTTGAAATGCATTATTAATATCACTCCAATTAATTAAAGCATTTACGGCTGTATCTTGTCTATTGACTATAGCACATATATCACCTTTCGTCATTATATTATTATTAAAATTATCTAATGTCTTATTAACTTCAACTAAACCTATAACTTTAACAATAATAATTGACCAGTTATTCATATTAATTATTGATGAATATAATGGATCACCATTTGGAATAATTGTATATGTATTACCAGGCAATCCGAAATATTTACTATTATATGCTGATGGTTTTATATAAATAATTTTAGTTGCATTTTCATTAGATATATAAGTGTATTTATTTTTTCTTTCATCATAAGTCATTGTAAAATAATTTATGCATAATTGATTAATAACATTCATAAAATTTATGATATCATAATTGCCTTCTTCTATAGTTATATCATAAGTAAAATTAAGTTGTGTTATGGTATCATATACTTTAACAGAAAATAAACAACTTTTATTATTAATAT